GAGAACAGAAATGTCGTATATGACTAAGGAAGATGTAGACGATTGTATCTACTGGCTTGCTAGATTCCTCTCATCCGACCCCAATGGAATGGATGGAAGAGGGTTACGAAAGCATTGTCTTAGACAAGCCTACCACTGCATTACCTGTATCTTATATGGACATGGTGCAAGAAAATGACCGAACCTGATTTCTCCAAACCGCACACCAAAGGAGCCCACGGCTCAGACTTTCCTTCTCTTAATGGTATGGAAACCTTTGGTTGGGAGAGCGAATCCTGTCTCTGTTGGGTAGACAGAATCCCTATTAGTAACAAGAAACCTACTCGAAAGGAGAGAGCAAATGGCAAATATGGACACAATTAACCTGCCGCTTGGAGATTTAGTAAAGCCAGAGGAGTGGGGCACAAAGGCTTTCGTTTACGGTCCAAGTTCTGATGAATTTTACATCACTCAAGAGAAGCACAAAGCATTGGAGTTCGCATCGGCTCGAAAGTTCGAGGCAACGGTATCAGTTAAAGATGGACAAGTCATTATAGCCTTACCTGCTGACTTTGCCAGAGTCTATCTATGGAATCGAAAGGCTCAGATAGTGAAGATAGTTCACGCTGAAGGGCAGGCGATATGTGTGTTCGCCAAATCAGTAGAGAAGAAGAAGAAGTAGAGAGAACGCAGATACCCATGGGGTATCATCTTTGGTCTGGCTCGGTATCTTATTATAGGTTTCTCTCTACTATCGCTCATACCCTACAGTAGCACACTATTTAAACATTCTAGGTAGGGTTTAAATAGTCCTACGACCCTAAACCTACTAGGATGACTAATCCTCTTGACGGCAGGGGCTTCAAATTTCGCTACAGTTCTGGTATCGCTCCACTGATTACAGGAAAAGAATACCAAGAACTCATTAAAAACTACAAAGCCACAGGTCAGTTTCCGCACATTCTGAACCTTGGTGGCATGGCAATTGATACCTCAAGGAACAGAAACAAGTGGCGTGTCCCAATCGAAGACCTTCAGGCCATCGCTGACCAACTGAAGGGTGCTCCTCTGATGAAAGACCACGACATCGACCATGTAGATTCAATCATCGGTAAGGTCGAAGACGCTTGGGTAGAGAAGGATGAACAGGATGAGAAGACTGGAAAGGTCTTGTGGGCTGGTCAAACCGTTGACGAGAGCCTCATTCAGAAGATTCTGTTAGGCTATGTGAGGTTTAACAGTATTCAGATTGCAGTTCCACAAGCCTACTGCGATAATTGCATTGCCGCAATGGGCAAGAAAGAAGAGGAAGCGGGGATAGATGACCTCGATTTGCCGTGCCCAAGGTGCGGAAGTCTCGATATGCTCATCCGACATCCGATGGTTTTGGAGCAAAGCATGGTCGCAATTCCGGCTTACGAGAAGGCTGAAGTGACCCCGATTGGCTTCAAAGCCAGTCTAGACAGGGCTCTTCAGAAGAGATTTGCGCCTCAAGACAAGTCTTATGGCATTCTACAGCCTAAACAGACCCCGAAGAAGGCTAAAGTGATTATGCCGGACTTGACACCAGTGCTTATCTCGGCCTTTGATGCAGTCGCAATGGCCATCATTGGAGTGTCTGAAATCACTCTTAGAGTGGCTAAGATACAGATGGAAGGCTATCCAGAAGACCGAGTTGATATTCATTACTCTCAAAAGGAGAGAGGTCTGCCTTCGGCCAAGCCCATAGAGGATGAAGGATTCACTCCCGATGAGCAAGCCTTTCTAGATTCTCTGCCACCGTGCAAACCAGAGGACGAGGAAGGTGGCTCCTGCGACTTCTGCCATAAGAGGACCGGAACCCATCCGATTGGTGAGTATCTGGTTTGCGACACTTGCGACCCACTTACTTGGAAGGACGAAGGCAAGGGCGGCTCAATAGAAGACTTTCCTTTGGTGGAGAGGGGAAAGGAAAAAGGAAAGGACGAGGCTCTTAAGAGTTGTGCCAATTGCGGAAGCACTGCCACACCCTATCAGACTACCTATGCAGACGAGACGGGTATGGATACATTCAAATGCACCAATTGTGGTTACGACTTCTATCGAAGGGAACGGTCTCATGAAGAGGGGCTCTAAAGCCTGACCGCAGAGTTTAAATAAGGCGAAACTCCTATATAAACTACCTATGACTCCTTCAACTTTTATGGTAGTGTTGATGGCTAAGGCGATGCTATACTACCCAGAAAAAACTAACTAAAATGTCTACTGTCGCACCTTCTGGTGATATATCTGAGGGCAAGGCTCTCAGTTATGACCAAATTGTGAAGCAGATGGGTTCTCTCGAATCCAAACTCGATGGTCTGATGTCCATCATCAAGGAAGTCAACATAAAACTGGAACAGCAAGACCTTCGCGGTAAAAGAGCCGCGTTGCTGTCTCAGAGGATTGCCTTGAGGAGAGCATCTGAAGCAAAGAGCGAGGAAAACGAGGAAGCCCAAAAGAAAAAGAAGGAAGAAGAGGAAGTTAAGCGCAAGAAACTTGAAGAACTGAAGTCGAGACTTCAGGAAGTCAAGAGCAAGGTAGAGGAAGCCAAGAAAGCAAGGGAAGCGTCTGCCAAGGCTCCCGAAGTTACCGGAAAGGGTAACGTTGGGGCGGTCAAGGAAGAGACGAGTCCACTCGCTGGCTTTGGTGCCTCTGCGGAGTTCCCAGACTACTGGAAGGAGATTACAGGTGCTTCAAGCCGCTTCAAGGAACTGGGTCTACTGTCGGGTTAAAGTGAGATAGAAAATGGCTATCCCAATTCCACACGGCAGTTCGCTCCCCGGAACTCTTGAAGGCGCACCCTTCCACAATGATTCATTCCTTCTCTCTTTCAATGCGATAGCAAATGTAAACGGGACAGCAATATACATTGGAGCATTGGTTACGTTGGCTACTACGGCAGACTTCACTTGTGAAGTTGTGGCCGCAACGGTAACAGGCGGATTCCTACTTGGAATTGCCCAAACCTCTGGTCAACTCAACGCGGCAATTGATGTCATTTGTCGTGGTGAGGTAACTGTGCTTTGCGATGCTACTGTCACGGCTGGTCAGTATCTTGACGTTTCTGCAACCACCGATGGTTATGTTGCACCCATAGCAGGGCCAACTAGACTTATCGCATTGCAGGGCGGCACATATGTTGCCACGCCTTTGCCTATCGTAGCACTTCTGTTCTAAAACAGGTGAAAGAGAATGGCTATGACTCGTGAACAGTTCCCAATAGTTAACACAGGTGCTCTATTCTATCCAGCACTGGCGAAGAGGATAGTAGAACTCACAATGCCTAACTTGGCATTGAAGCCTCTACTTCAGGACTTCTTCATCAAGGTTGGAGCGACTGCTTCGATACCGAAGCAGAAGGGTGCTCGTGCTACAGCCGTCATAGGAAAGACGGCAGAGGGAGCCGAGATTATGGCTGACTTCACACCTTACGACTCGATTACCGTTACACCTTACAAGGTGGGTATGAGAGTCCGAGTCACTAGAGAGTTGATTGAAGACCAAATAGTGAACATTGTAGAAGACCAACTGAAACGAGCCGCGAGACGGGTCGTTATGACCATCGACCAAGACGTTGAGAAAGCACTCAATGCCCCGGCTGGTCACGGCATCGCACAGCCCGTTACAGGGGCTTCAGTGTTCATGGATGGGACGACAACTGCGTATGGTGGAACAATAGGGATTAACGACATAACTCAGGCGAAGCAAGTGATACAGAACCTTGCTTTGGAACCTGACACGATTGCGATGAACCCAATGGCTCATCAAGACCTGTCAAGGATACCTCAGTTTGCCGCCCTACTCTTCTACGGACAGCCCGTATACGCTCAGGGAACTGGAACAGTGGTTTCAGCACCTCAGTTGTATGGACTGAAGCAGATAGTCACCCCGAACATCCCACAGGCTCCACTGTTACCAAACAGCGGCTTCGATGGACGCGCATACGTCCTTGCCGCGGCTGGTAGCAACTATTCAGCCTCATATGCACCGTTGGGTTACTTCGCAACGAAGAGACCCATCAGTGTGGATGTCTGGCCTCAACCTACTTTCGATTCGATAGACATTGTTATCACTGCTCGCTATGCCCCGGTTATCACATACCCGGAGAGTGTCGTGCAATTAACAGGTCTAAGGTCATTGTAGTCACCGGAAAGCCAATATCGAACCTCTAAGCACGGTTAACTGACAAAGTTGAGGCGTGGTCGCCTTTACTGGACCACTCCTCTTCCCACGATTTTTCAACATACTTAAATACTCCTACTGCCCATTATATCTTAGAATGGCCACAGAAAGTGTATCGATTCAAAGACTTTCCTCACCCAGAGGCATTACATGGGGTATCACTCGCTTCAAAGACCCAGATGGCGAGGTTGCCAAGTTCACGAAGGCAGGGCACTCTGCCGCAGAAGCGGCTCTACATTTTCCCAAAAGACTAATCAATAAGTCCGAGTCTGGGCCTAATGGTTTGACTAATTTTGGTAAGACACTTGGATGGAATCTGCTAATTGGTGCTCTTGCTAACACTGGCTCACCTTCGTATTCCCTTACAATTTCAAGGCTTTGTGTTTCGGATGACACCACCGCTTTCGATGCTAGTCAGAATTTCGTGGATACGAGTTACACCAATCCTAGCAACAATCCTTCCGCTACCAACAACTTCTATGCAATGAATGTAGATGCTGGCTATCCACAGGTTTCTGGGGATACGGTCACATGGCAAGCGACTTTTGGCCCCGGCATTGCTGAATGGGCCACAGGATGGCAATCCTTTGGAGTTGACAACGATGGAACCCCTGATTGGGATGGAAGTTACGGGTGGACTCTCCCTACTTCCGACTTTTCAGCCGTTACGTCTTATGAAAACTCAGGAACGGGGAGTGCAACGCCAAACATCGGTCTCTACAACAGATATGTAAGCAACCAAGCCGTGAAGGGGGCAGGGCAAACTTGGGTCTTGACTCAGAATATCCAACAGCACTAGACCACCATCCTTAAATACTCCTCTCCCCAATAATAGGTTAGATATGTCTGGTTTCGGTGGTCTAAGAATAGGGCTGAAGATTGTAGCAAGGAACCCCTGTCCTGAACACAGTTATGCCCATTGGGACGGGTTGAAAGGAGGCCAGCCCGACTCGAATGCAGGATGTCAAGGCGGGTTGATTGGGATAACCAATAAAGAGTATGACATGGGAACAGGCAACTTCACTTCTATGATTATCACTCAGATTTTCAATACACCCACTACAGGCACTCCCATGACAGATTCAACCGGAACTGCTTGGGATGGAACAGCCCTCATGACTCCCGGCACTTTCGAGATTGGTGCTGGAACTGGCACAACTGCTCCTAGTGCTGATGACTATATCATAGAGAGTGAGATTGTAACAGGTATTCCTAATCCTGATAGTCCTACTGCCGCCCTCATAACAGGAACCGTCACTCGTCTTCCAGTTATTGGACCACCTTACACAAGTAGCATCACCACGATTACTGGAACCTTCAACAACACTTCTCTAGCCAACGAGACCTACGGCAACATCGGCATCTACGTCATCCTTGCAAGTCTCGTTGCAGGACCAACTTACTTCCTACTCGCTCATGACCAAACCAACGGTGCGGCTGGATACGTTGTCTCACCTGCTGGAACTGTCGGAGTAACCTACACAATAACCGTTACTTAGACAGTCGTAGAAGTAGCAATGGCTTTTAGACAGTCTTTGTGGAACTGATAGATTGTTGGCACTTCTCCTGCCATCATAACATTTACAGTGGCAGTATAGTAACCTGAAGCAATGTCTATAGGCTTTCCACACTTGTCGCACAGAATCATGGTTCTATCTACGATTTGAGGCTATTTAAGGATTTTTGGCCAACCACTCTTTGAAGCACTTCTTATCCAAATGATAGAAGATTGGGTCTTCTTGCACTGCTCTTGGCGCGAAAATGACAATATCTTTCAGTTCAATCCTCTGTTTACATATGTCGCAAAAGAGGGCAATCCATCCCTTTTCCAAGGCCCAGATAAATTCCTCTGCGATAGCACCGCCAGTCTTGCAACTGCATTCTTTGATGTCCTTCCCTTCTAAGACTACTTTCATGGTGTTACATTCGCCCCTGTGGTGGAAGGGATGCTGGTAACGCAACTCTTAGTAGTATTACTTGTGTTAGTAAGGCCGCTGGTAGTAGTATCTGAATTTCTACTGGTTGCGGGAGTAGAAGAAGTGGTAGCGACTGAAAAACAAACAGATACCGTGTTAGATGGAGCACCCGTCACATCTACCCCATTTTTAACACAAGTTCCTACAACGCAACTGCTTCCAGTGGCTCCTTGGGCATGAATATGACTATTGCCTGCTACTACGGTATTATTTATTCCGTTTACACAGGCTGTTCCAGTGACGAGGGAACCAACGGATGTAAGAGCAGTAGAAGTGACTGCGGTTGCAGTTGCAATGAATGTGGTAGTGCCAGCCGCCCCTATCGTATGAGTGTGGATGGGCACAGGAAGAGTGGCAGTCTGAGTATTGTTTCCTGTTGAAGCAGGAATAGCTGTTACAACCGTTACCGGGGTTGTTGATATTCCGGTGTTAACACCACCTGTAGTGGTAGCACTGGTCATAGTTGTAACAAAATTTGTGGAGTTACTTGAGCCTAATATGGCTGTTGTGGCGGATGGAGAACCTGTGTTTCCAGCATTAACACAAGTTCCTAAGGTGCAAGCACTACCAGCACCCGTTTCTGTATGAGTATGAGTTGAGGTCGTTCCAGTTGTGCCTGTGAAAGTGGTGAAAAAGCCATTGGTGTTAAATACGCATCCGCCAGTAACAACAGTAGCACTACCAGTTCCACTTGCTGAAGTTAGAATACTTCCAGTGGTAGCCGCGGCTATTGAATGCGTATGAATCGGTAGAACGTAGGTTACAGAGGCAACGTAGGTTTGAGTGGTGTTACCTGTATTGACAGGTATGACTGTTACTGGACTTCCACTTGTGGTGTTAACCCCTGACCAAAAAGTCCCAGTTGTATCTGAGTTTCTTCCGGTCACAAAGTTAGTATAGTTGGCTGTGGCCGCAACAGATGTTGATGATGATGCCGCGGCAGTGTTATTGCTACTTATACAAGCACCACTTGCACAGGCCGTTCCACTCGCATTCATTGTATGAGTGTGAATCGAAGACCCTACACTTACAGAAGTCGCAACACTTGTAAATCCGGGTGCGGTGGTGAGAGAACCAAGAGCCATGTATACTCCTGTAACAAGGCCACCGTTAATCAGTGTTAATAGACCTGAGCCTGTCGTGGGTGCGGCTATTGCGTGTGTGTGACTTGGTTCGACCCAATGGATTACAGTAACTACTGTTATTGAGCCAAAGGCTGATGTTGGTGCGGTGTAAGAAGGCGGAGCCTGACGGTATCTGAGCCATGCCACATTCACAGTTGATGAATTGGCGTTGATTTGTAAGAAGATGTATTGCACGGTTTCAGCAACGTAATCGACAGCGTTGCTCGTCCCGTTAGCGTAATCGTAGAGTCCTTGGATGTTAGTCGTGCCGTTTTCCCAGAGAGAGATTACATGGTATGTGTTGACGGCTCCTGTAATTGTATCGGCAACTGCGTTTGACGCACCAGAACTCCAATTGAACTCAGCCCAAGTTCCATTGACAGCATTTAGTCTCATGGCCCATGCAACAGAGGAAGCACCATAAGGGTTGCCTGAGTTACCTGTCGTGCTTAGACCAAGAGGATAGACAGCG